CAGGCATGTTTGGTGCGACGTTGGGGAAGGTGTTGTGGGGCGGGGCGGGGCTGCTTGCCGTGGCGAAATCTCCTCTTGTCCTTGCAATCGGTGCGGGGCTTGCCGGTTGGAAAGTAGGTGATAAACTATTCACAGACTGGCTTGGTCCACTGATGGACGAAGCATTCAAAGGAGGAGAGAGAGCAGCGAATGTAGCCCAATCAACGCACCAAGTAGGATCTTTCGTGATTGACAAAACAGGTAAAACGCAAAAGGCCTTTAAGGTTGATGGCCTCATCAGGTCAGAGGTTGAAGCACGGCATCTTGCCCGAGCAAGAGGATATGGTACTCTTGAGGAAGCACTTGCAGACCCAGATTCTGGATTCCATAGGGCAACAGCACGCGTTAATAAAGCAACTGGTACAGCGAAGGGCGGCCAAAAACTTTACACAGACCCAGATGCTACGAACCGAGCAACACTAAAAAAACAGGAGTTACAAGAGGCAATTGTACTGGAGAAGTCTGGCTACTTGCTTGGGGGTGCTAGTAGAAAAGATGCTATCTTGAAGATGGCAGGAATGCTTAGGGAGCATGAGATAGATCTACTTGAGATTAGTTCAAAAACTTTTGCTAATGAAACGCTCGCGGAAGAGGGAGAGTCAGGTGCAGAAAAAATCATTGCCGGAATGAGACCCCTTTGGAAAATGCACATGTCAATGGCAAATAAAGGTGATGTGACAAAAAGTGATGTTAACAGAATATGGTCATCCTTTCCAATGTCAAATATGGCCAGGAAGAAAAAATTTGGTAGTGTATGGTCTGGTGCTTCTGAATCGGGCGGTGGATTTTTTGGTCTGAATAATAATAGGGTCCTTATTCAAGGTAAGGGGCCAGGAGAACTTATCGCTTGGCCACCAAAAGGCATGCTTGGTGAAGATTATATTAGACGATATGGTAGGCCAGGAAGTTTATTTAAACCTGAGGATTTTGGGTTAGACCCAATACTAGGATTGCAACGCGGTGCTTTGGTTCAACGTCCAACTATGGCATTGGTTGCTGAAGCGGGACCAGAAGCAGTTATACCACTACATCAAGCACCTGCGTTTATAGCAGAGGTTCTTTCTAAAACAGTTAATTCCTTAAGTAGACAACAAGTTGGGTTGCAAAGAGCAACATCACCACTCGCGGTCGGTGGCGGTGGTGGTGGTGGACGTGGAACCGATGTTAACACCAGTGTTGTAACTAATATTGACAATCGATTCGAATCTCGACCACCGCTAAATCCAAGAGATGGTGGTAATTTATGGTTAGCCACTGGTTAGATAGAACAACGGACGCATTGGAAAAACCAACACGTCCGTTGACAAAAAACTAAACCTAGTTAATATTACTCTTCGTTTGCTAATCGCTCGAAGTATGCTAGTGCGTCTTCACCATCACCCTCACCATCACCATCACTATCATCAGATTCAGTTTTTAATTTACCAAAAGCACTTTCTGCTTTACTAACACCATCATCGTCATCGCTAGTGGTTGTGGTTGATTCACTAGCAGTGGGAGTGGTGGAGATTTCTTCAGCAGATGTTGGAACACTTCTGTTACCACCACCAAGAACCTGTAACAATTTATTTTTAAGTTCATCATAGGTTTTAAACTGATCATCACCAATAAATTCCTGCAACTTATATTGCTTGCTCCACAACTCTTCAAGTTGTTCATCATTACCATCAAACAACTCTGTTGCAGAGTCAAACTCGCTCTTATCATAGTTTACAAATCCTGCAACCTTGCGGATTTTTAACTTAAAGTTAGCACCCTTCCAAAAATCAAATGGGTTTACTGATTCTTCATCTTCAAATTCTGGTTGCAAGGATTCCATAACTTTGTCAAAAATCTTTTTACCGTATTTGTAAAGAAAAACCTTACCTTCGTTTTCAGGGTTTTTTGGGTCACTAACGACAAGAATGTTTGAAACATATTGCAATCGTCGTTTTCGATTACGAGCAACGTCTTTATCTGATTCAACACCACTATTCCACAACTCACCATTTGCTTCACATAAAGGACACTTCTTACCAAGTGTGGTGGGGCAGTTTTCAATAAACCAACCACCCTTTCCTTTGAAACCATGAGAGAAAACTCTTACCCATGGAGTGTCTTCACCATCAACAGGTGGAAGGAATCGAATTATAGCAAACCCATTATCAGATTTATCTCTTGTGGGTTTCCAGAACCGATCATCATTATAATCTTTTTTGTCACCAGCACTTATCTTATTAAGTTCTTCCATCAGGCTGCTAGTGTTACCTGAGGATTTCTTTAGACTACTAAAACTCATGTCTGTTCTCCTTGTATTTTGCGTTTCGTATGACTGAGTATTAAATGTGTATTATATCAGAATGGCTGTCATTCGTCAATATTATTTTATTGGAAGTCGAGTTTTTGATGGCAGCAGATTAATCTGCTGCCCTTCTTCTTTTATTTTTTCTTTTATAGGCTTGCTAATCATTCTTGCACCCATAAATGGCTCCATGCTCTCTTGTTCGCATACGTGTAATACTGCATCAATATAACTGTCAAGTTTACCATCAATAACTAGTTTTTCTACTCTTTTACAAAACTCTGCTGATTCAAGCATTTTTATAGAGTCCTTCTTTTTTACTACTTCCGCACACTGTTTACCTTTTATATATAATTAGTAAGAAATGCCCGTCAACTATCAAAAAAATAGGAAAGATTAAATTATGTCTATAACATCTGACAATTTCAGAGTAACTTCTTCAGACCCAGTAGGTGCCACTGTTGCGACAGATTTTGTTGGTGATGCTCATTACCAACATGTAAAACTTAACACTGGTGGTGAAGGGGTGGATGCCTTACTTGGTGATGCCAACCCAGTTCCAGTCTATTCGGGAAAAGAATATGTTAAAGTAGCAGGCACCACTGATGGTAGTCTACCAGTAGAAGTCAAGATTACTGGTGGTGCATCTTTTGATGTATCCAACGTCACAATTCAGGCAGGTAATATCACAAACATTACTGCCGGTGTAAGTTGTGACATTAGAACAATGGGAGCAGGTGTCACCTTCCCAGTGAAGCCAGTTGCCGGTGTTACTTTCGCTGTTACTGGTGATGTTAAATTAATGGCAAGCACTAATAACATTGGTGATGTTGATGTTCTTACTGTTGCTATCCCAATTGGGTTCACCTCAGCAGGATTCACAATCGACGAAGACTCAAGCCTAGCAAAAAGAACCTGTCCCGCAGGAACATTTACAACTGGGTTTAGAATTACTAACATGGGCCCAGATACCATTTATATAGGACCAACAGGAGGCAGTGCAGGTGGTGACGATGGTGGCGGTCTAACTGGAGAGGCCGGCGAATCCGGAGAGGGTCAAGGATATCCACTATTAAAATATGGATCAATGTTCATTGAAGCATCAAACTCAAATGGTGTTCAATGCGTAATAGATGGAACAGGAACTGCCGATATTAGAATTTGTGGCACTTGATAATAAATGACTAAAGCAAGACATAGACTGGCTCATACCCGTAGGGACGATATAGCCAAACACAAAATTTCTTGGGATGGTAGTGTTATCGGCCCCGATGGTGATTGGGTTGAAGTCATTAGCACTATTTACATACATCCTGTAGAGGACACAACCCTTTATGATGTAAGGGGTGGTATCACATGGTTGTGGCCAAGCGATCCCTCCATGGAGGGATACATCGATACTGGAAGTCTGACTGGTGGCACAGGTTCAACAAGTGCTTCATTTAATATAGATCAACACTGTCATCATGGACTCGCTGGCGCTTCTAGTAATGCGCTTGTGTGTGGTTCTGCCCGTTGGGGAGATATTGTACAAGCAAACTTCCCCAGATGGCATTATTGGTTTCAATTTCCTGAGGAAAATCCACCCATCAACTTACCCGACGGTGGTGACGGAACTAGTGGTGCATTTGGTTGGTTAGAAACACCAGCAAGAAGAATGGCTATGCATTTTGATTGTAACCTAGCAAATGTTGGTGGTATTAGTACAGATGGAATTACTACTGGTGATGAAATTATAGAAGCAGAAATGTCTTTAAATGTTTTAAGGGCACGAGGCAGTGAAATCGCTGATGCCGCATTTAACGACCCACCCATTTTTACAAATCGTACCGTGAATGTGTATAGACTTTCTAGAGGAGATGGGATATCTCAAGGTGCTAGTCATGGTATCTCTCAGGGTTCGTTTAACGACATGTCATGGTTCTCATACAAAGGTGGTG